CAAGAGCCTGACGCGCCACCGCAAGATCGGCATCTTTCGTCAGAACGGCACTGAGCTGACTGGCGTGATTGACCGTTTCACCGACCTGCTCAAAACCCGCAACGGCTACAACGGCCAGCAAAACATCTGGCGCACCTCACGCGCTGATGGTGTGCGAATCCAGATTGAGTTTGGCTCATTCCCAAACCTTGGTGACGAAAAGAAGTACCAAGGTCGGCCGCACGACCTGCTGGTGTTTGACGAAGCAGCCAACATGCGCGAGGAGCAAGTGCGCTTTTTGCTGGGCTGGCTGCGTACCACCGTGCCAAACCAGCCATGCCAAGCGCTGATGACGTTCAACCCACCGACTACAGCCGAGGGGCGCTGGATTATCAAATACTTTGGGCCGTGGCTCGACAAGAAGCACCCCAACCCTGCCAAAGCTGGCGAGCTGCGCTGGTTCGCCACAGTGGCTGGCAAAGACTTTGAGGTGGCCGATGGCCGCGAGTTCGTCATCGTCAAGGGTGAGAACGTCTACGACTTTGACCGCGACAAGTTCGAGAAGGCTGAGATCATCAAGCCCATGTCGCGCACCTTCATCCCTTCGCGAATCAGCGACAACCCTTACCTGCTTGGGACTGGCTACATGGCAACACTGCAATCACTACCAGAGCCACTGCGCTCACAGATGCTCAACGGCGACTTCTCAGCGGGTATGGAGGACGACCCTTGGCAAGTCATACCCACGGCATGGGTGGAGGCTGCACAGGCTCGCTGGAAGCGTCCTGACAAGCTCAAGCCGATGGACTCAGTCGGCGTGGACGTGGCGCGTGGCGGCAAGGACAAGACCATCATCGCTCGCCGCCACGACATGTGGTTCGATGAGTGCCTGACATACGCTGGCACGGCCACACCTGATGGCCCAACCGTGGCTGGCTTGGTGGTGGCAGCAGCGCGTGACCGCGCACCGATTCACATTGACGTGATTGGCGTTGGCTCAAGCCCCTATGACTTCTTGAACGAGATGGGTCAGCAGGTGCTGGGCGTGAACGTGGCCGAGAGCGCGTTGGGCCTCGACAAGTCTGGCCGTCTGCGCTTCAAGAACCAGCGCTCTGAGCTGTGGTGGCGCATGCGTGAGGCACTCGACCCAGCCAACAACACTGGCATCGCATTACCGCCGCAGCCTGAGATTCTTGGCGACTTATGTGCGCCAACGTGGAAACTTGTAGGCAGCACCATCCAAGTGGCCAGCCGCGAGGAAATCTTGGACAAGATCGGCCGCTCGCCAGACTATGGCTCTGCGCTGTGCTTGGCCTTGATGGACACGCCGAAGCGATCAATCGTGATGGCCATGAACAAGAGCCACACCGAAGAGAACTATGACCCATACCAACGAAAGGCATACGACCCCTATGACCAGCGATGAGGTGACCGTAACTCAACACCCGCCAACTAGATTGCCAAGCATGGCTGAAGTTCGTCAGTTCACGTTCAATGACCTTGAGAGCAATCCCAAGTTCAAAGAGCTGTGCGATGAATATGCAGCCGAGTCTTCGATTGACGATATGCCGCAGATTGACCCGCATCTGCCGATGTATCGCCAGTTGGAGGCGGCAGGTGTTTTGCATGCTTTTGGCGCTTTCAGCGGCGATGAGCTTGTGGGGTTCTTGCTGATGCTCATTTCGCCAGTGCCGCACTACAGCGCGGCGGTTGCGAACACAGAATCTTTCTTTGTGAGAGATGGGCATCGCAAGGGCGGCACAGGTATCAGGCTTTTGAAGATGGCCGAGGAGCATGCAAAGAACCTTGGGGCTGTTGGCGTATTTGTTAGCGCTCCGTCTGGTGGTAGGCTGTCGAGAGCTATGCCTTTGCTTGGCTTTCATGAAACCAACCGTGTGTTTTTTAGGAAATTGACATGACAGATTTAGTGGTGTCAGACAATCGAATCATGGCCATGAGCGAAAGCTCTGTTGCAAAAGTTCGAGCGCTGGAAACTATGCTGTCAACAATGCCTCAAGAGCAGATGGAGACAGACCACATCATCCACGGCGGTATGTACTCGCGCACCATCACGGTGAAGGCTGGTGCAATCCTCACAGGAGCGCTGATAAATGTGCCGACTATCCTCATTGTCAATGGCAATGTGACGGTGTTTGCAAACAATGAAACGCATGAGCTGCGTGGGTACAACGTACTGGCAGCAAGCGCTCATCGCAAGCAAGCATTTGTCGCACATGAGGACACTCAGTTGACGATGGTTTTTTCTACACAGTCGAAAACTGTCGGTGATGCCGAGGACGAATTTACCGATGAGGCGCACATGTTGATGTCACGGCATCCTTGTGCGGTAAACAAAATCACCATCACAGGAGAATGAGATGTCAGGTGCAACAATGACCGTAATCGCCGCAGCAGCGGTGGCCACAACAGCGTACACAATTTACAGCGGAGAGCGTGCCGCAGACAAGCAAAACGAAGCGCTCAACCAACAGCGTCAAGCTCAAGCTGAAGCCAAAGACGCAGCAGTAAAGCAGCAATCAACGTCTGAGCAAAACATCAACAAGGCTCGCCAAAAGTCTCCCGATATTGCTGGCATTCAGCAAGCCGCAGAAGCTGGCTCACGCGATGCAAGCACTATGCTCACAGGCCCACAAGGCGTGAAAAAAGAAGACCTCTCTCTTGGCAAGTCAACACTGTTGGGCGGTTAAACCATGAGCCAATTCACCAGCGATGCAGGTTCGCATCCCCAAGCGCCAGAGCGCGATAAGCTGCTGACCCGCTGGGGCCAGCTCAAATCGGAGCGTGCATCTTGGTGGGCGCACTGGCAGGAAATCACTACCTACTTGCTGCCGCGCAACGGCCGCTACTTTCGCCAAGACCGTGACAAGGGCTGGCGCAGACACAACAACATCTATGACAACACTGGCACACGCGCACTGCGTGTTCTAGGCGCTGGCATGATGGCAGGTGCAACGTCACCAGCTCGACCTTGGTTTCGCCTTGGCACCGCTGACCCAGACCTGAACAACTACATGCCAGTCAAGCTGTGGCTTGATGACGTGCAAAAACGCATGGGCATGGTCTTCCAGCGCTCCAACACATACCGCGCACTGCACGGCATCTACGAAGAGTTGGGTGGCTTTGGCACTGCTGCATCGATCATCCTGCCAGACTACAAAAACATCATCCATCACTACCCAGTGACTACAGGTGAGTTCTGTGTGGCGCAGGACTATCAAGGCAAGATTTGCACGTTGTACCGCGAGTTTGAAAAGACCGTGGGCGAGATGGTCAAAGAGTTCGGCTACAAGCAATGCTCAAAGACCGTGCAGAACCTGTATGACCGTGGCAGCTTAGACATGTGGATTCCAATCATCCACGCCATCGAGCCACGCGCAGACCGCGACATTCGCAAGAAGGATGCGCTCAACATGCCTTGGGCCTCGTACTATTTCGAGGTCGGTGGCGAGCGCAACAAGTATCTGCGCGAGTCTGGCTTCAAAGAGTTCCCTGCTGTTGTGCCTCGTTGGGCCACTGCTGGCGGCGACATCTACGGCAACAGCCCAGCGATGGAAGCTCTCGGCGACATCAAGCAGTTGCAGCATGAGCAGCTCCGCAAGGCTCAAGCGATTGACTACCAGACCATGCCACCTTTGCAGGTTCCAACCTCGATGAAGAACCGTGACGTTGAGCGCTTGCCCAACGGCATCACCTTCGTTGACGCAAACAGCCCAAGCGGCGGCATCAAGTCCATGTTCGAGGTCAACCTTCAGCTCGATCACTTGCTGATGGACATCCAAGACTGCCGCGAGCGCGTGCGTGGCGCTTTCTACGCCGACCTTTTCTTGATGTTGGCCAACGCCACCGACACTCGCATGACCGCGACAGAGGTTGCAGAGCGACACGAAGAGAAGCTGCTGATGCTTGGCCCAGTGCTTGAGCGTCTGCACAACGAGCTGCTCGACCCGCTGATCGAAACCACGTTCACACGCATGCTTGAGGCTGGCGTGCTGCCTCCACCACCTGAAGAGATGCAGGGCATGGAGCTGAATGTTGAGTTTGTTTCGATGCTTGCTCAAGCCCAGCGTGCCATTGGCACAAACGGCGTTGACCGTTTCGTTGGCAACCTCGGCGCTGTGGCTCAGTACAAGCCTGACGTGCTTGATAAGTTCAATGCTGACGAGTGGGTGGATGCCTACTCTGACATGCTCGGCGTTGACCCCAAGCTCATCGTGGCCAACGACCAAGTGGCAATCGTTCGCGATGCACGCAACAAGGCACAGGCTGCACAAGCACAGGCAGAGAACCTGCGTACCCAATCCGAGGTTGCACGCAATCTGGCTGGCGCAAAGACAAGCGAGCCAAGCGCGTTGACCAACGTGATAGACATGTATTCTGGCTACAACACACCTTAAGGACTCATCATGGCAACCAAAGGCACACTGCTTTACGGCAGCGCAGACAAATACGGCAACAGCGCCGATGCAACCGCATTCATCGAGAAGATGCTTTCGGCCGTGGACACGCTGCACAAGGTTCACCTGATGACCACAGGCGCTGGCAGCTTTGCCGCGCATGAGGCTTTGGGTGAAACATACGAAGCACTCGAAGACGGCCTCGATGGCTTGGCTGAGAGCTGGATGGGCTGCACCAAGCAAGCTGTCGAGTTCAAGGGTGTGGACGTGAGCAGCTACTCGGCTGAAGCTCGCAAGATTTACGACTACATCGAAGCCAACCGCGCATTGATGGGTGGTGAGTCACACATCCAGAATTTGATCGATGACATCCTCGACAAGCTCGCACGCAACCTGTTCAAACTTGACCGCCTCGCATAAGGAAACACCATGTCACTCGTAAACATGAAAATGTCGCAAGAAGAGCGCGGCGAATACAACGGCGAAATCAAAATGGCAGAGCCAGCCTACCCATACGGTTTGAGCATCGACCTTGATGACGGTTCAATGGAGAAGCTGGGCATCACGGCTTTGCCCAAGGTCGGCACTGAGATGATGATTACCGCCAAGGTGGTGGTGAAGTCTGTTAGCTCCAACCAGTACGAAGGCAGCGATGCTGAGTCTCGCATGTGCTTGCAGATCACCGACATGGAAATTGGCGGCGAGAGCAAGAAGCAAGACAAGGCACAGTCGCTCTACGGTGAGAGCAGCGAAGGCTCTCGCATCAACAACATCTCCAACGCCTTGTACGGCGCAAGCTGATGCAGTTGCCAGTCCACTACCCATCGATGACCGAGCATGGCAGGGTCGAAGCATGGGATTTAAACGTGGCCAGAGGCTTGGTGAAAAACCACACCAGCCTCAACATCTCTGGCTATCAAGCGTCTGTCGGTTCCACGTTCATCCCAATATGGGAAAACAACACAGCATACGTCTACCCAACAAACGGCACGATGCTGCTGTGGAGTTCGAGCGCGTCAGACACCAATGTTCTGATTCAGATCAACGGTCTTGATGCCAACTACAACATGCTCAGTGAAGAGTTGCTGTTGACGAATGGCACAACAGGCGTGACAACAGTCAATTCGTACAAGCGCATCAATGGCATCACAGTCATCGATGGCGTGAATCCTGTTGGCGCGATCAACCTTGGCAACAGCGGCAAGACTGAGATATACGCAAAGATCGCGATTGGCGCTGGCACAAGCGCAATGACGATCTACACCGTACCTGCTGGCCACACGTTTTACTTGGCCAAGGTCAACGCATACGCAGACCAAGGCAACAACCAAATCACAAACTACAGGTCTTACACCGTCAACGCATCTGGCATTGTTCGCGCCGTGTTGCAAGTCCCATTCAGCGGAGCTTACATCTCTGACAAGTCAGTACCTCGTGGCTATGGCGAGAAAACAGACTGCCAATGGCAATGCAGCTCAAGCGCGACATCGCAGGTCGGCATTCAGGTTGAGGGCATCCTCGTCAAGAATGACACGCCTTGATGGTGACCGTAATACAAAGCACTGTGGATAGATTGACAACATGAGTAACAGCTACGACCCAACTGATGTGCAAGCGCAAGAGCGCAAAGTCTCTGAGAAAGAGCTTCGCGAGCGCAACGCAGCCAAGAACGAAGAAGCTGACCTCAAGTGGCTCATGGGCAGTCGGAGGGGTCGCCAAATCATCGGTCGACTTCTGGAGCAATCAGGCGTGTACAGGCTATCGTTCAACACCAACTCGATGCAAATGGCATTCGCAGAAGGCAACAGGAACTTTGGCAACCGCATGTTAGCGATGCTTCACGCTCACTGCCCAGAGCTTTACATGCAACTACTCAAGGAGCAATCCAATGGAATCGCTGATGACGGACACAGCCGCAACGACCACTGAAGGTACGGCCTCATCGCAAGACGCAGCCAGCACAGCGCCGCAAGGCAATGAGCAGGTCGCGAACCAGCAGCAAGCCAATGCTGACCAGAACCAAGCCAGCACTCAGGACGGTGCAAAGGATGGGGCTGCTGATGGCAACACGGAAGGCAAACCGCAAGGAGCGCCTGAAAATTACGAGTTCAAGTCCCCAGAGGGCAAAGAGTTCGATGCCGAAGTGCTGACCGCATTTTCGGAGGTTGCCAAAGAAGCCAATCTGTCGCAGGAAGCCGCGCAGAAACTGCTCGACAAGATGGGGCCAACCATAGCCCAACGTCAAATGGAGCAGTTTGAGAGTATCAAGAATGACTGGGCGCAATCAGCGCAAACAGACAAAGAGTTCGGAGGCGAAAAGCTGAACGAAAACTTGGCTGTTGCAAAGAAAGCTCTGGACTCTTTTGGCACTCCCGAACTACGCACGCTGCTTAATGAGTCTGGCTTGGGAAATAACCCCGAAGTGATTCGGTTTATGTACCGAGCTGGCAAGGCAATCAGTGAAGATAAGTTTGTTGGTTCAACGACTGGTGCGAATCCTCGCGGTGCGCCTAAGTCGTTCAACGATCAAGCCTCGGCACTTTATTCAAATCAGCAATCTTAAAAGGAAATCAAAATGGCAACTCTTGCTAATACCTCCCTGACCTTGGCCGACTGGGCCAAACGTACCGACCCCGATGGTCGCATTCCAATCGTTGCAGAATTGCTCTCGCAATCGAACGAAATTCTCGAAGACTGCGTGTTCAAAGAAGGCAACCTGCCTACTGGTGATCGCGTTGTGATTCGCACTGGTTTGCCAACCGTCTACTGGCGTGCATTGAACCAAGGTATTCCCAACAGCAAATCGACCACTGCTCAAGTGGACGAGGCTTGCGGCATCTTGGAAGCTCGCTCTGAAGTCGACAAAGACTTGGCCATGTTGAACGGCAACACCGCTCAATTCCGTTTGTCTGAAGACACAGCTTTCTTGGAAGCTATGAACCAGACTCAAGCCACGACTTTGTTCTATGGCAACCCAGCAACTGACCCCAAGCAATTCTTGGGTTTGGCCGCTCGCTACTCTAGCCTGTCTGCCTCTAACGCTCAAAACATCTTGAGCGCTGGTGGTTCAAGCTCCGACAACACCTCCGTGTACTTGGTGGTGTGGGGTGACAACACTGTGTACTGCCCTTTCCCCAAAGGCTCTAAGGCTGGTTTGATTCACGAAGACCTCGGCGAACAAACCGTGTACAACAGCGATGGCACTCGTTTGCAAGCCTACGCAACTCGCTACCAATGGAAAAACGGTTTGGTCGTGAAAGACTGGCGCT